CAGAGGGCAACGTCAGAAAGAATAACTACATTTGTAGAATTTGTGACAGCAACAAACGTAAGAAGAACAGGCTAAAGAAAGTAGCTAAGAACATTGGAGCCAAGGCCTTACGTTCATACAACCGAGTTAAATCAGGTGAAGTGTACATCATTGTGAACAATGCTTGGCCTGGGTGGGTGAAGATTGGTATGGCTGTCAACGCTGAAGACAGGTTGAATAGCTACCAGACAGGTAGTCCTATGCGTGACTACAAACTAGTCTATGCTGTCTATACTAAGGACAGACGAAGGGCAGAGCGAGAGGCACACAAGGCTGCTGAAGCTATTGCTGAACGCAATGGTGAGTGGTTCAAGATGTCCATTGGGCAGGCAAAGGAATGTATTCAACATGGACTTTGATTTCTTTTTCAAGCTAGTAGTCACAGCCAGCTTCTTTGGTGTGAGCCTGTGTCTCTGCATCAAGTGGGTTGTTGAGTCATACCTTGACTGGATACAGGTTAAGACAGGTATAAACATAGTCACTCTCGAACAGGAGAAAGAGACTATGAGGATGTTGGAACGATTAGAACGGAGGCAGAGAGACGATGACGATCTTGCTAATTGATGGTGACATCGTAGCATACAAGGCAGCAGCAGGTGGAGAAGTTCCTATTAACTGGGGTGATGGTCTATGGACACTGCACTCACATGAACAGGATGTAGCTCTACGATTGGATACTTTTATATCTAGCCTAGTAGACGATGCACCTGTGCAGGACTGCATCATAGCTTTGTCAGATGCCGAGAACTATCGTAAGGAACTTGCCCCTTACTACAAACTAAATCGGAAGAATACTCGTAAGCCCATGCTATTAAAGTGGGCAAGAGAGTATTTGAAAGAGCAATACAATACTATAATATACAGGAGGCTTGAGGCTGATGATGTCTTGGGGATACTGGGGTCTGCGAATACGGATACTATTATATGGTCTGAAGATAAGGACTTACTCACTATACCTGCGAAGCATTGGATTAATGGAAAGGTTGTGGAGCAGTCTCTGGAACAGGCTGACTACCAGTTCTACGCTCAGACTTTGGCGGGAGACGCTACAGACAACTATTCTGGGTGTCCTAAGATTGGTATGGTCACTGCCAAGAAACTGCTGGATGCTGATTGTTCTTGGGATACAGTTGTTAAAGCTTTTGATAGTAAAGGTTTATCGGAAGCTGTTGCCCTAGAGAACGCTAGGCTTGCACGAATACTACGTAATGGTGAATATGATACTGATACATGTGAGGTAAAACTATGGAAGCCGTAAAGACTGATATGATTAATAGTCCTCCTCACTACTCTGAGGGTAACATTGAAACCATTGACTACATAGTAGATGTACTGGGTGAGTGGGATGCCATTAGTTATTGTCACGGTAACGTGATTAAATACACTGGCTCCCGCTTATTCAAGAAGGGTAAGCCAATCGAGGATGCTAAGAAAGCTATCTGGTATCTGAATAAGATGGTTGAACTGATGGAGAAAACTAAGGGAGTACACTGGTGAGAGTAGAATGTGTTGACCACATGGGCAGTGACATGACAGTGGTTAATGCTGCCAGGGTATCCTTTAGTAAGGAGAGTAACTTCGATGATGGGGGTGGTGTCCCCAACAAAGATCAAAAGCTAATCAACTATCTGGCACGGCACCAACACTGGACCCCCTTTGCACACTGCTTCGTACAGTTTCGCATACAGGCTCCTCTGTTTGTGGCTCGTCAATTAGTTAAACACCAAGTAGGATTAACTTGGAACGAGGTATCTAGGAGATACGTAAACGATGAGCCAGAGTTCTATACCCCGTTATCTTGGAGGTCCAAGCCAGAAGACAGCAAGCAGGGTAGTAGCGGAGAGGCTGCGTCGCAGTACTTTCCTACGTCCTTTCTTGAAGAAGTGGTTGAGTTGGCGAAGACGAACTACGAGAAGATGATAAGACTGGGGATTGCCCCAGAGATGGCTAGGATGATACTACCACAGAACATGATGACAGAGTGGTACTGGTCAGGTAGCCTTATGGCGTTTGCTAGAGTTGTCAAGCAACGCACCGATCCACATACACAATTAGAAACCCAAGAGATAGCAAGTCAGATCGGTACTTACTGTCACATACTTTTCCCACATAGTTGGGAAGCCCTAATGGAGAACTGAGTAATGAACTTATACGACTACCAGATAGAAGCAATGAAGACTGCTATATATAATACCACACATGCTATAACATACCCTGCCCTGGGGCTAGTAGAGGAAGCTGGTGAGGTAGCTGGTAAGATTGCAAAGATGATACGGGATGACATCAAGCTGGATGACCAGAGAGAAAAGATTGAGACAGAGATGGGTGATGTACTCTGGATGCTAGCTGCCCTTGCTAAGGGATGTAACCTGTCACTGCAAACTATTGCCGAAAAGAACTTAGAGAAGTTGGCAAAGCGTCGAGATAAGGGAACCATTAAGGGAGAGGGAGACGACAGATAATGGATGCCTACCAGTCCTATATCCATGCTAGTCGTTATGCTCGTTGGCTAGAAGATAAAGAACGTAGAGAGACATGGGATGAAACTGTAGACCGTTGGTGGAACTACATGACAGGTAAGTTCCCTGTCCTCTCCAATAGGCAAGACGTTAAGGCTGCTATCTACGATCTTGAGGTTGTCCCCTCAATGCGTACCATTATGACAGCAGGTGAGGCACTAGATAGAAACCATGTTGCGGCTTATAATTGTAGCTTTCTTGCTGTCGATGATCCTAAAAGCTTTGACGAGGCCTTACTTGTACTGATGTGTGGTACTGGTGTAGGCTTCTCAGTCGAGCAACAGTTCGTTAATAAGATGCCTGAAGTACCAGCAGATATACACCCTACTGATGAAGTAATCGAAGTAGGAGATAGTAAGGAGGGATGGGCCAAGGCACTACGTCAAATCATCTCTCGTCTCTATGCTGGTGAGATACCAAAGTGGGATGTGTCTAAGGTTCGTCCCTCTGGTGCTAGACTTAAGACATTTGGTGGACGTGCATCAGGTGCTGAACCTCTTGAGAACTTGTTCAAGTTTACTATCGGTATATTCAAGAAGGCTGCTGGACGTAAGCTCACTAGCCTTGAGTGCCATGACCTTATGTGTCAGGTAGCAGCAGCAGTTGTTGTTGGTGGTGTACGTAGGTCTGCCATGATTAGTCTGTCTGATCTTAATGATGACCGTATGCGTCACGCTAAGATGGGTAACTGGTGGAACGAACAAGTCAATCGTAGTTATGCTAACAACTCTATCTCGTTTACGGAACGTCCTGACATGGGCAGCTTCCTGCGTGAGTGGTCAGCTATCTATGAATCTAAGTCTGGTGAGAGGGGCATCTTTAACCGTGAGGCGGCGAAGGCTAAGGCAGCAGCTATTGGAAGAGAAGTTAGAGACGACTTTGGAACCAACCCCTGCGGAGAAATTAGCCTTAGAAGTAAACAGTTCTGCAACCTCTCAGAAGTTATCATCAGAGAAACAGATGGAACAGAAGACCTCAAGAGGAAAGTCGAAATCGCAACTATCATTGGGACGATTCAATCAGCCCTTGTGGACTTCAAATATCTGTCACCGAAATGGAAGAAGAACTCCGAAGAGGAACGGCTACTAGGTGTATCTCTCACTGGTATCTTTGACCATAAGATTATGGGAGGACAGGGTGAGTATGAGAAGAGTGTTCTCTCTACTACGCTAGAACAGCTACGTGATATTACCCGTGAGGTTAATAAAGAGTGGGCTGAGAAGTTGGGCATACCAGCATCGAAGGCTATCACTACAATTAAACCTAGCGGTACTGTGTCACAGCTAGTTAATAGTGGTAGTGGTATTCATCCACGTTATGCTAAACACTACATTCGTAGAGTACGGGCTGATGTCAAAGACCCTCTCGCTGACTGGATGAAAGAGCGTGGAGTACCATGTGAAGTAGATGTCTACAACCCACAGAACGTAGTCTTCAGCTTCCCTATGGCGTCTGCTGATAATAGTTTAACACGGCATGACGTATCTGCTATCGAACATCTTGAGTTATGGTTGACATATCGTAAGCACTGGACTGACCACAACCCATCAGTAACTATCTACGTTGGTGATGACGAGTGGGCAGAGGTAGGTGCATGGGTATGGAAACACTGGGATGAGGTGTGTGGTGTGTCCTTCCTTCCTCGTGAGGATGATAACCATACATATGCCCAAGCTCCATACGAGGAGATTACCCAGGAACAGTACGCAGAACTAAAAGAAAAGATGCCTGTACTAGACTTCTCAGAGTATACAGAAGTATATGATAATACGACATCTTCTCAGGAATTAGCCTGTACTGCTGGCATCTGTGAAATCTAAAGTTACAACATTAGCGAAAGTTTGTGATCTATGAGAGTATTAGGAAACGATTTTAATATAACAGATGGCTTGCTCAACCACCTACGCAACCTATATCCTGACAAACTTCCGCTATCACAAGTTACCCCTGAGGAATTAGCTTTCCTTAGGGGGCAACAATCAATTATAACTAAACTTGTAGAATTACAAGAACAAGATTTTGAGGATGAATAAATATGGGTGGATTATTTAGTCCAAAGATGCCCAAGCCTCTCCCTCCTCCTGCACGTCCAGTTACTGCTGTTACTAAAACACCAGATTTAGAACTGGCTGATACTGAATTAGTCTCAAGCGCACAAGAAAGAAGGAGAAGAGGAAGAAGGGGTCTTAGAACAGAACTAATAGACCAGATGTCAGCACAGACAGGCAGCACAGGCGCTGGACTACAGATACCGAGAGTTGGGGAATAACATGGGGGCAAGACCACCAAAGCCAGTACAAAAAGTAGCCAAGGTAGCAAAGAAAGTAGTCAAGACTGTAACTAAAGCACCTAAATATGTAGCTAAAAAAGTAGTAAAACCAGTCGTTAAGACTGCATTAAAAATCCCAAAGACTGTAGTTAGTGCAGCCGAGGATGTCGGCAAGACAGTTGTAAGTGCGGCTGAAGATGTTGGTAAGACAGTTGTAAAAACAGTTGCACCTAAACCTAAACCAGTTCCTACACAAGTGACGGCAGCAGCTTCAACCGCAGCGCCAAGAGAACAGGATGAGGAACTACAGACAGTTATTGAGACTGCTGCTTCTAGCAGGAAGCGTAGACGCAGAGGTAAGAGAGGTCTCGTAGTACAACCAGCCGCAGCAAACGTAGGTGGTTCTGGTACTTCAGGCTTAAACATTCCGACAGGATAATTAAATGGAACAAGATGTAGGAACAGTAGCAAAACGCTACAGTCAACTAGAGAGTGAGCGTGATACGTTCCTCGAACGTGGACGTGAAGCAGCAAAGCTAACTATCCCTACTCTTCTGCCAGACGAAGGACATAGTGGGTCAACCATCTATGCAACACCGTATCAAGGCATTGGAGCAAGGGGTGTAAATAACCTTGCGTCTAAATTGCTTCTTGCTCTGCTGCCCCCTAATAGTCCTTTCTTCCGTCTGACGATTGATGACTTTGATCTGCAAGCTATAGCAGGTGACAATCGTGGACAGGTTGAGGAGGGGCTAGCACGTATTGAACGTGCAGCAATGCAGGAAATAGAAAGCAAAGCTATTCGTGTTCCTGTCTTTGAGGCACTCAAGCTGCTTATCGTAACTGGTAACGCACTTGTGTACATGCCCAAAGAAGGAGGCATGAAAGTATTTAGACCTGACCGCTACTGTATTAAGCGGGATGCAATGGGTAATCTACTGGAGATTATCACTAAGGAAAGCGTATCAGCCCTAATGCTTCCAGAGGAAGTAAGGTCTATCATTCCTCCTAGTGATACACCAGTAAAGAATTATGATTTATATACACACGTAAAAGCCACAGCAAAAGGCTTTGAAGTACACCAAGAAGTAGCAGGCATCGAAGTTCCTAAGTCACGTGGAACATTCAAGAAAGACAATAGTCCCTTCATTCCATTACGTTTTATTCGTATTGATGGTGAAGACTATGGTCGTGGTTTCATTGAGGAATACATAGGTGACCTTCGTAGTCTTGAGGCTTTGACTCAAGCTATTGTACAGGGCAGTGCAGCATCTGCCAAAGTACTATTCTTGGTACGTCCTAATGGTTCAACTAAAAGCAGAGACTTAGCTAGGGCACCCAATGGAGCCTTCCTAAATGGCGATGCTAATGATGTCTCGACACTACAAGTACAGAAAGCAGGTGACTTCCGAGTATCTCTAGAGACGATGCGTATGATTAACGATAGGCTTTCAGCAGCCTTTCTGTTAAATTCGTCTGTACAACGTGCCGCTGAACGTGTGACTGCTGAAGAAATACGCTTCATGGCACAGGAATTAGAGACTGCCCTTGGTGGTGTGTACTCAATTCTATCTCAAGAGTTCCAATTACCACTCATCAATCTCCTCTTGGAGACACTTACCAAGCAGGGTAAGATGCCTCGTATGCCTAAGGACAGTGTTAAACCTACTGTCGTTACTGGTATCGAAGCACTAGGTAGGGGACAAGACCTCAATAAACTCGCTACATTCCTTCAGTATCTTCAACCCTTAGGGACAGAAGTTATTGCTAGTGAAATGAATATAGGAGATTATATTGACCGTCTTGCTGCCTCACTTGGTATTGATACTTCTGGTCTGATTAAATCACCAGAACAGAAGGCACAAGAACAGATGATGGCACAACAAATGCAACAGCAACAAATGTTAGAACAGGGAGCGATGGGTATGGCACAGAGTGCTGCACCTCAACTCGCTAAAGCAGCCGTAGAGGAATAATATATGGTAGATAGTGTTAATACTTATCAGGAACCAGAGCCTGAATCTCAGGAACATGTTCAAGAAATGTTGAACAAGGAGTTAAACCCTCAGGATGTTGACCGTCCTGAGTGGCTTCCTGAGAAATTTAAAACAGTAGAGGACATGGCTAAAGCATACTCCCAACTAGAAAGCAGACTAGGCCAGGGAGAAACAGCACAAGAAGAAACAGAAGATGCTTCTGAAGAGACTGAATACACAGGAACTGAGACAGCATCAGAAGTTGCTGAACTACTAGATAGTCGTGGACTAGACTTTGATGCTTTTCAACAAGAGTATGCTGAGACAGGTGAACTATCTGCCGACGCATATGCTGCACTAGAAGAGGCTGGCTTTTCAGAAAGCATGGTTAATTCATGGATTGCAGGTCAGGATGCACTAGCTGCACAAATGACAGCAGACGTGCAGTCTATGGTTGGAGGCAATGAAGCATATACAGAAATGGTTACATGGGCGTCACAGAACCTTCCATCAGAAGAGATAGACGCCTTTAATGCAACAATGGATACGCAAGATGCTAATATTATTAGACTTGCTGTCCAAGGTCTTTACGCACGTTATCGTTCTGAGGCAGAACCTAGCCTTATGCAAGGTGGCACAGGTGCTGTATCCACAGGTGGGAAGTTTGAAAGCACTGCGGAACTCACTGCTGCAATGAGTGACCCCAGATACGCGAAAGACCCTGCCTACAGGCAAACGGTGGCTGATAAATTAGCTAAATCTAGCCTGTTCTAATTGTTGCACTGGAGTAGGGGGTTCGTCCCCCTCTCCTTCTAAGCACATCTTTCGAGGTGTTCTTAGAAGGGGCAACCCTATTCTCAAAGTTACTCATGTCAATTACCCCTGACCCCTTGCGAGGGACAATCTGTTGGAGAAAGCGTAGTAAAGTTGAGGCACAATTTAAACTAAACCAAACGAGGTAATAAAATGGCACAAGCCGCTTCCAACCCTGCTTACACTGTAAGCTTCCAGGGTCAGAATAACCTCTCAGGTGACGTTCGTGACCTCTTTCTTAAGCTGTATGCTGGGGAAGTCCTGACCGCCTTTGAGGAAAAGAAAGTCCTTATGGACAAAGTGCGTACTCGCACAATTTCAAAAGGTAAGTCTGCATCATTCCCAATGACAGGCCGAGCAACCGCCGAATACTTAACACCAGGAAACGAAATTACTGGTGGCAACATTCGTGCAGGTGAGCGGATTGTCACGATTGATGACTTACTTATCTCAAGCCAGTTCATTGCGAACATTGACGAGGCAATCAACCACTACGACGTACGAAGCATCTACTCTAAAGAAGCTGGTATTGCGTTGGCTAACGAAGCTGACCGTAACGTAGCTCGTATGTTGGTTAAGGCTGCACTCTCAACGAACGCTACTCGTGCTGCTGGTCTTATCCAAGACTACAAAGCCTTCAGTGAAGAAGACTTCACAGATAACGTCAACATTGGTACGGCTGCTGCTGATGCAACAGACCCAGCCAAAATTGCTAAGGCAATCTTTGACGCTCGTAAAGAGATGGAAGTAAAGAACGTACCGACTGAAGGTGCTGTTGTTGTTCTTGCTCCAGATCAATACTACTCACTGTTAGACGTGTCTGACGGCAGCAAGCTGGTTTACATGAACCGTGACTTTGGTGGCGCTGGTGCAATCGCTGGTGGTGTTGTACCACAGATTGCTGGTATGCCAGTCATCATGTCAAACCATGCTAACGTATCTAACCTATACTCCAGCCTTGTCACCGCTGATCCAAACGAAGGTAAGACTTCCGACAATCAGCCTTTGGCAAACACTGCTGGTTCTGGTCGTACAACGCACTATGACTTGCCTACTGCTAACGTAGATGGCGCAGACATGGTTGCACTAGCCGCTAAATTCCGTGGCTTTGTATTTACTCCTGATGCCGTTGCTACTGTCAAGTTGCTTGACCTTGGCATGGAATCCGAGTACCAGATTAACCGTCAAGGCACATTGATGGTAGCTAAGTATGCGATGGGACACAACGTCCTCCGTCCTGCTTGCTGCATTGGTTTGTCTGCGGTCTAATACTACAGAGGGGGAGGGGTACTACACCTCTCTCCCTTTTTTATTGGAGTTAGAAATGCCAGAAGTAGGTGGGAAAAAGTA